ATCAGGAACGATAATTCCGCCCTTTGTTTTCTCGCTAGGATAATAAGGAATGATGAGGACGCGGTAGCCTGTAGGCTGTGGCAGTCTCTCTAAAGATGATTGCTTTATTTCTGAAGGATCATCTGCGTTTTTGTTCTTGGCACCTTTACCAAAGGCATTTTCTAATGGTTTGGGAATCTCTGAAGATTCTCCTGTGACATTTCCCGCTGCTCTTGCAACGTGTTCTGGCACAAATAACTTTTTAGTCATCCGCGTACTCTATACCTTTCATCGCGACTTTGAGTTCTTCCTCAACGTAGGCCATGCCGCGTATTTCGCCCACTATATACCGATACTCCTCAAAGGTTTGTATCGAACCGTCCGCAAGCCTGTCTTTTAGACGGGCATCGCGCTCACGAATGCTCTTATATAGATATTCTGCTAAGTGTAGTGCATCCATACCGCATATAGTATGAGATTATGCGGGAGATACAAGTAGAAATACCAAGAAATCAGAAAATACCTTGGAATCTCTGGGGCCTTGCAATACTGCTGAACCTACTTAGATTTTTTGACTTTTGTTTTTTTATTTTTGGCAGGATTTGCAACTGGCTTTTTAGTCCACGCTTCGTTTTCTGGTGTGGCTGGGTCATCTGCAATAAAGTGTCCGTTTTCATCTCGCGCCCTCACTTCTTCAACAACAACTTCTACTTGAACAACAGGTTCTGCTATGACAGTTCCACGCTTTGCTGCACGAATTTGTTCAACCATTTTATCTCTTACTGATCCCATTTTATTGATTCCTTGTGTTAGAGTTTAGAGCCGCAATGTCTCTCTGTGTTTGAATGCGGTTTTCTGCAATTCTAGTCTTATCTGCTAATGCAGCCTCAGAAACATCAATACGTTGCTGCGCGGTAAGAACATCATTCTGTTCTCTTTCACGAGCAAACTCTTGCTTTGCTTCAAACTCAGCTTCTTTGCGCTGTAAGTCAGCAGCCTTCAACTGGAGTTCTTGGTTCCTGATGTCCACAAGTGGATCAGACTGCTCAGGTGGAGTAACCGCCTGTACAAGCTCCTCTGTAAGATCAGCAATAATTTGTGCTGCAAGAGAATCAATCTGTGGCTTAAACTGCGCCATAGGATCAGCAGGAGGCTGTTGACCTTGTGGTCCACCCATCTGCCCTTGTTGTTGCATCATTTGAGCTTGTTGTTGCATCATCTGCATTTGCTCTGGTGGAATCTGAGACATAACTTCCTGTTGAGCCTGAGCCTCGGCAAGTAAGCCTATGTGCTCCTGTATGTGGCCCTGTAGTGCCATAATGGCATTCGGGTTCAGTTGCATGGCTGGAGTAGACATAACTGCCATGTGAGCCTCTATGTGAGCCTCGTGGTCTTGCTCTGGGAATGCCTGTAACGGAGCACCCTGTAAAGCCAACTGGTTTTCCTTAGATGGATTAACTGGTGGCGGTGGTGGTGGCGGGGGTGGCAGAATGCCATCAATATTAGTTACGCCTAACGCTTCGTACATCTTACGATACGCTTGATATAGACCCTGTGGCCCACCGTGTATCTGTGGATTGGATTGAACCAACTGCAACTCTGTCTGTGCCAATGCAATGCGCTGGGACATAGAGAAGATGTTAGGATCAGAAACAGGAAGCACATCTACGCGATTATCAAAGTCTTGTGCGAAGATTTCAGGACCCATCTGCATGTCTGCTGGATACGGATAAGCCTGCACAGTCTCAGAGAAAATCTTAGACAGAAGCTTAAACTCAATACGCTGAGAGTAATGCAAACGCTTGTGGATGGCGGACATAACTTTAGTGCCGCGCTCCATAATAGCCATTGTAGTTCCAACAGGCGTATCTCCGCCCATCTCGCCAACCTTCATGTCAGCCATTGATGCGAACCTACGTCCAGCATCTACAAGTGTACCAAGAAGGTTATAAAGCGTCCCTGAAGGCTCCTTGAAAGGGAGGGGCATCAAAGAGCCTTGCAGGGTGCCTCCAACCACATCAATATCGCGGAACTCACCGGGCTGAAGGGGAGAATCTTCATCACGGATACGAGCGCCACGGGCTTTAAAGCCTGCTGGTAGGTTAGAGAGCGTGCCTGCATCTATAAGTTGACGCAGGATAGACGTAGAAGCTTGAGCCAATCCACCAATCATATGCGTTAGACCTAAGCCATAAAAGCCCAAACCGGGCAGGAATTTGTAGTGTACAAAATACTGCTTTGCACGCTTCATAGGGTCCATTGGATCGTAATTCCTGCGCACAGAAAGAACGTCACCTGAGTCAGCAATCACGGTTACAATGTACGGAAGCTTTAATCCTGTAGGCTCGCCATCAGCACCCAAATCCTCAAAGCCATCAATGTCTAAGGATGTGTGAACTTCATACAATGTAAGTTCTTCGGAAGGACCAGAAGGATGAATGCCTTGAATGTTATCAATTGATTCCTCTACTTCATCCATAGAAGAATCACTACCTTCAGAATCGCTAGGAAGATCAATATCACGGTAAAAGCCTGCAAGTTGTAGCTTACGAATCTCGTTAGAATCCATAGACAAACGATGTGTAATGCGAGGCGAAGACGCAAAATCAGACGCGCCATAAGGCACGATGATGTCTTCAGCGTGAATAAACTTACTAACAGCGCGACCCTTTAAAGGATCGAAGTAAACTTTCTTGAATGTAGAACCAATCACAGGGAGATAGAACAACATCTGATCCATCTCAGGATCGTATTCTTCCATTTCGTAAGTGATCATATAATTCATATAATCTTTAACGCGCTCTGCCTGCTTAACAAGAATTTCGTTCTGAGCGCCAACAACCTGTGATCTGACAGGTCCGCTAGATGGTAGCATCTCACGGTAAGCTTGAGCTTGAAACTGTGTAACGCTCTCAGCAAGTAACGGGTGGATAACGCCAGAAGAACCTTCAAACGGCTCACTGCGCTCCTCAGTCTTCATGCCAAGGAACTCAAGGCCCTTCTTGTAAGTGTCTTCCCAGTCGGAACGGGCAGAAAGGTCATCGTCTATAGAACCAACAAGACTAGAAGATATATCGTTTAAATCGCCTTCGTCCATAACGTCAGCCAAGTTCCCCTCGAACTCGATTTCTTCTACAGGTTCGCCTTCTTCTTCGTATTCGCCAACAATGACACTTCCATCATCAAGCTCAGTAACGCCCGGAACTTCAGGAAGAAGATCGGGGAGTTCCATCATACGGGTATTATCTTCAACCATAGGCTCGTCGGGTATTCCGCCAGCACCTAATCCTTGTTCAATCGCCATTTTAGGCTCCTGTCATAATGCTGCGGTTAGTCTTCATCAACATCTTCGGCAATTACTTGTCCACAAGTGGGGCAAGTAATAACAATTTCTTCTGAAACGTCCTCATCAACAATGTCTTCAACAATCAATACCTCATCTTCAGGCATGTCATATTCAGGCATATCATCATAAGGAAGATGAATGTCTATGGTTATTTTAGGCATCACTTCACCCCAGTAAACTTAGTGCCACTGAGTGCTGCACCGCCACCACGGGACTTACCAGAGTTTGAAACCTGACCGCCATGTTCGTAACTTCCCATAGATGGATCGTTATCTGACATCATTGAACCGTCTGGCATCTTGTGAACATTACCGCCATTGGCAAAATAACCCATTTTATTGCGAACGTCTTTAGGAAGTTTTTTAAGACCAACCTGACTTTTACTAGGATTTTTCATTACTTTACTCCTTTAAATTTAGTTCCACGGCCCTTCATTACAGCTTTTCCAGTACCTGATTGTGGTTCTGAATCTTTTTTAGACATAAACTGTTTAAGATAATTACCAACTTGTAAAGCATCTGGAACGTAATCAAAAAAAGTACCCTTTAAAGCACCTTCAGGTTGAGATTCCACAAAAGTTTTTTTCTTAGAAGCCATTATTTAATTCCTTTATATGAGCCGCCACGGCCCTTCATAACTGCGCCCATCTTAGGCTTCTTTTTGCGTTTAACTTTGCCACCATTAACTTCGCCACCATTTTCCATCATGGACGGTGGTGGGAAAGCTTTGCGTTCAGCTTTATCTTGTACGCCTCGCTGTTGCAGCATCATTTGCTCAAGAATTTTAATATCTTCAGGAGAAAGTTCAGGCATCTCATCCATGTCTTTTGAACGGCTTCTAGGACGGCTTCTAGGACGTTCGCTCATGCCTTTCATCATCCTCATCTTTTTAGAATCAGACATACCTTTTGGACGAGTGCGTGGGCGTTGGCCCATACCAAGAGCCTCCATTAGTGCTCTTTTAACATCTTCATCAGCCATGATAGTCTCCTAATAGTATTCGCGTTTCTGACGGTAAAACGCCGCCTCGTCTTCATCGTCATAATCACTTGGAGTCGTAATAAAACCACCCTGTCTAAAACGTAGTATAGCCTGTGTCATCGAATCCGCCAAGTCATCATGTTCACCATTTGGAAAAGCGGCACATTCTTCCATAACTAAATCAGCAAAGTTAGTCTCAGGAAACCATACCATGCCACTCTCAAACACAGGCGCACAAGCGTGCATTCTCGTAAACTTATCAGCACCACGGCTAGGAGTAAACGGTGTTACAGGAATACCCATACGCCGTAACTCCTGCGTTAATGGCATTCCACTCGCCTTTTGCTCTATCAAAACCATGTCAGGGTCATAAAGCTTGTAAGACTCTAAAGCCTGCTCTTTTAGCTCTGGAAACTCCCAGCGGCCTCTCTCAGCGTCCAAAAGTATGATATGCTCTTGGTGCGTATTCTCATCGGTAAAAATACCCCATGTTGTTATGGCACTGTAGTCAGCCCTGTCGCTTTTACTAAACGCTGTATCATAACTTTGAATAATGTAGCTGCAAGGAGGAGGATCGTCCTTCTCCCACTTCTGCCACCACTCACGCTTAATAATCGCACCCTCTTCAGCAGTAGGGTTCTGCATATACTGCGCATTCCACTTGGCTACAGGAATAGAAGCCTTAACGCCCTCTAACTCCTCTAAGGCCCAATACTCAGGCCAAAGCGGTTCGCCAGAAGGCATAATCGCAGGGAACTCAACGATCTCCCACTGATCCGCACCCTTCTCGCTCTGTTTAGCCAAAACCTTCGCAGTTAAGTCACGAATAGACCACCGCGTCATAACGATGATAATCGCACCACCCGGCTGTAAACGCTGTCTAGGACCAGAAGTGTACCACTCGTATATGTTGTCTAAAGCCGTAACGCTTAACGCATCTTGCTCCGAAACAGGGTCATCAATGATTGCCAAATCCGCACCACGGCCAGCCAACGCTCCGCCAACACCAACAGCGTAGTATTCACCACCCTTGTTTGTACTCCAACGGCCACTTGCTTTAGCGTCTCCAGCCAAACTAACATCTGGGAAAACATCCTTGAAATCCTCACTCTCAATTAAATTCTTGATCTTACGACCAAAACCAACAGCCAACTCAGCCGTGTGCGTTGCCTGAATGATTTTTAGGTCAGGTCTTCTGCCCATTAACCAAGTTGGAAACAAATAACTTGCAAACTCTGACTTCGTATGTCGAGGCGGCATGTTAATAATTAAACGCTTTAACTTGCCATCAGCCACTGCCTGTAGCTTTTCAGCGTAAATCTTGTGGTGTCTGCCCTCAATAAACTGAGGCCAAACATGCTTCACAAAACTCATGTAGTTTTCTTGCTTATCAGAACGCTTATCCAACGTGGTAAGCCGCTCCAACATAGGAGCAACCTTAGCTAACTCCTCGTCAGTTAGAAACTTTGAAAAGTCGTCAAGGTCTTTCATCCCGCTATCTCATATTACTAAAGAAACTATCAATATTAGGTGTGACAGAACCACCATCCGCAAACTGTTTAGGAGTACGGAAAGTAACTCCGCCTCTATCCCCAGTTTTTTCTGGCCTAACTGGAACTGAAACCCTTGGCCTAATTTTGCGTACCCCAATTTTACCGACAGGACCCTTTCTTCCTTCGTCTGTTGTAGCAGTTCCTGCCGCTTGAGCTAAAAGGTAGTCTATTTCATCTTGTTCACTATTAACGCTTGGAACCGCTGTTCTCGCGTATGGATCAACAAAAGCTGGCGTATTATAATCGTCCTTTGCAGATACATAGCTGCCTTCTCCAATAACCTTGTCGGATTGAGTGGTTCCACCTCCAACAAGGCTAAGTCCCGGCTCGTTAACTGAACCATCTCTATTAAAAGTAGTTCCGTCATTATAGATATTTCCTGATCCAAACACATTTGCTAATTGATCGTCATAAGTCATATGACCAATGTAATTATTATCGTCATCATATCTTGGTTCAGCGCCAGCCTTCAAAGCGTCTATTTCCTTTTCCAACATGGCCCTTCGCTCTTCAATGCCGCCACTTAGAAGTTTTTCACCCAAGCCAAAATCACCTATGGGACTAATAATACCCGGTATAAATGACGCTAAATATGCTAAATCGTTAGGTGGTATATCGTTCAACGCTGACTGATTGGCTTCAGCTACATTCTTTTGCTGTTCATTCATGCCAGTCGTATCGACTTTTACGTTGTTATCTTGGCTATCAGAAACGCCGTAGATGTAATCTTTTTCACCCTCAGAATTAGTGGCAAAACCACCACCAGTTAAGGACTTCCCAGTCAAGCTGTCTATCAACTGACCGTTGATGTATTCAGCGCCGTCATTAGGAGTAAGTAAATTCGCTAAGTCTTCTCTACCTGAATTCTCAGTCTTTAAAGCACGAACCGCAGCTAGACGTTCTTCGTTCGACAATCCATCATCAAATTCCTCGTAAGGCTCAATCTCTGCTTGAGTTGGTATTCCATCATCAGCTAAATCGTCGAACCCGCCTTTCTCTGTATTTCCGATAGATTCTCTAAAATCTTTAGCTTGTTGATCGGTATAAGAATCAAAAGGATTAACACCAGAACCGCTTGCACCAGCGCCAGTAGTGTAATATTCGAGGGCAGCCGCTGCTTGTGCATCACTGGATGTTCCCCCCGGCATTCCATCTTCTGAACCAAGCAGATTGGTTCTATCCCCTCTAAAGTCAGCAAGGCTACTAGCCTGCATCATGACTTCACCAGTTTCGTTATTTATCATATTCCCTGTTGATGGGTCTATACTTACGTCAGTTTGTGAACCACTGTCAGGAACGGTAGAAGAAGCT